CGTGGATTTAACCATATTGCAGCCTGTCACCGGACAGACCTAAAGCGTGTAGAAGATGGAACGCCAGAAAAGAGATTGCTTAAAGCTCCATCCCAGCGGGGCTCTGCCACCAAACACGATGGCCAGCCACTTCTTCTGTTCCTTTGAAAACCAACCCTCAGTTGGTACGGAATAGCAGCTTTGATAAAAATCGAAGTAACTGCAAAACTTCTGCGAGAACATGGCTCCTCCGAGCCACAAGCCAACCAACCTAGACATGGATACACCTATGTCAGGTGGAACGTTCTCAGGGTACAGTGCTAACTTGAACCACTCATCATCAGGACGATGAGCGTGCTGATTCCGGTACGTCGTCCCTAACACCTTGAACTTCGTTGGATCGTCAGCGACCTCGCACTTCTCAACCCCTAGCTTCATGTTGACAGCGTCGGCATCACTCTGTGCTACACCAATGTCCATAGACGATGGAGAGCGAAACGCGCTGTCGTCGCCAAGCACCTTAAGGTTTCTCACCTCCATGGCTTGGCAACCCGCCAAATACTTAACCAGTATATAATTGACAACACTATCAATCAACTGAGTAAAGTAGCTGCCTGATGGAACTCCGTGGTGTTTTCTGAACATGCGGCCATCAGGCATAAGTATGGGAGTATTAATAAAGTAATACTTCATACCGTCCCAGACATTCTTCCACTTTTGACGCGAACGTTTAGTGGTCGGCTTTCCGTGCCAGTTCAACCAATCCACATTCTGATGCAACACGTCAAAAGCGACGTGAATCAGCCATGGTGGTACACCGGTGTCGAAAGCCTTGAAGTCTAGTCCGTGAAGTTTTTCTCCTTCCCTATAGTTGTTCAACCACTCTGAATACAAGCGAGTTGAACTTTTTCCAATCAGAAGAGGACCGTCGGGTAACTCCATGAGCGATCTGTACATGACAGGCGCCCACAGCCCCTCGACTACCAACATTTCTGAAGGATAGATCCACACTAAGCGGGTCTTCGGGTCATCAATTGGCGACATGTGACCACGCTGACCTGCAGCACAGGGCGGAAACCGCACCATGCGAGGATCAAAACGACCTTTCCCACCTTGCTTCATTCTATGCCCTAACCATCTAGCTTCTGTGTATATTTCAGGCATCACATCACGCTTACGCTTTCCTGGAAAGGAGAGCCCAGCTGATGTGTCTGTCTTCATAAATTGACCAACCTCATGCCACTCCAGAGGAGCGTTCTTATAAGGTATCTTGAAAGCTTTACGCGCTGCATCAATGGCCGAAACCATCGCAGCGCGCTGGTACTGAGATAGATTAGTGAAGTGAGAAACTTCAGAATCATACTTGAAAAGACCTTTGTACATACCCTCGAGGCCTTCACCTCGTCGAGTAAATCCATAGATCTGGTCGTAGACATTTCTGTCAAACAACTTCAAAGAGTTACGAACCCAGCTATCCGTGTTACCGGAAGGGTGGTAGGACTGGTATCCACCATAGCGGGCAATCTCTTCGAGTCCAGAATGCGAACGTGTCCCTAAGGCGTAACGCCCCAAAGTATCTGGTTCTCGGAACCTAGCCTTTGGGAGCGCCGTGGTATCAGGTTCAACACCATCAATCCACTCACCGCCTAATGAAAGGAGAGTGTCAGAAGTCACATCGTCGCTCATGTGTAAATCTCAAAATCAAAGCAGGAAAATATCTGTCC